AACTTGTTGGGCAATTTGTAATCTTGCATTTTTTAAGGCAATCTCCCCCTCTAAAATTGTTTGCCTTTTTTGTTCCTCAATTGCTATTTCAGTTGCTGCCCTTGACTTTGCTAAATCCTCCTGCATTTTAGAAATGTCAATAGCCGCAGTTCTTTCAAGTTCTAAACGTGTTAATCCTCTACTTTTAATAGTTTTTAATTGATCATCCTCAATCTTCTTATTAGCCTCCTCATTTGCATTGGCTTTATCACTTGCAGTCTTTTGATCCATCGAACGTATTTGCAGCTGAATGCCTGCATAATTGTTCTTCATTGCAAGGAGTGCATTTTCTTGCTCTTTTATTCCTGCATTTAATTCATTGTTTATTTCTTCGGGATCAATAACAAGGTCACCAATCATATCATTGAAACCTGCACGGAGATTAAAGTTTTGACCTAATGCATTTCCAACCGCATCTATTGTACCTAATAAGACTTGTAATGGAGATGTGATAAACTGAATTATTCCATCTAAAATTTTTCTATTCCTTTCCGCTGCTGCAATCTGTGATTCCGCTTGTTCTTTGCTAATGCCTAAACGTGTTTCAGCTTCGGCAATTGCTGTTTTGAGTGCGGTTAATTTTAATTGAGCAATTTCTTTTTCAGTCTTGCCTTGTAACTTTAAGATATTACTTTGCTTATCAATATTCTCAAATGCGTCTTGAGATGCTTTGGCTCTTGCCTCTGCGCTTTCTGCTAATTCACGTTCTTGCTCATTGATTCCAGTTAGACCAGCTTCAAGACCTGGAAACATTTTTAACAGCTTATCAAAATTCATAGCGATTAACGCTATTGTTCCAGCTATTAAAAAGAATGGATTTGTGAGTAATGCTTTACCTAAGTTAGCAAATGAATTCCCTACATTTTTTACACCTTCGGCAACATCTTTGAATTTTATTTCTTTGACCGCCCCAGTTACTCCATTAAGACCAGTTATTGCACCTCCAAAATCAAGAGACATCAAAGATGAACCAATCATTCCAAAGGAGTTGTTCAATCTCTCCAATGGATCTCCTGCAAGTGTATTAACTTCTCGACCTAAGTCACCAACTTTATCAGTCAGTTCACCTAATTGTTTTGCAACTTTGTTGTATTCCGCCGTGCCTTCGGGTAACCTTCCAAGTTCTTCCCTCAATTGACGCATTTGTCCCCTTAATGACTGCGTCTTTTCGGTTGCGTTACCTTGCAGTTCAAATTCTAAAACAACTTTATTATCAGCCATTGAAAATCATTTTAATTAAGTAAATAGTACCCATTAATAAAGTAGCAACAATGGATAAATTGATGCCTTTTGTCATCCAATTTGGTAACTTATTTTCGTGCGATGGATGAGTTGACTTGATGCCCATCTTTTGCATCTCGCAAATATTCTTAAATGTCTGTTGTGGATTATTCATAATGGTATTGATTGTAAATTAGTTGACCTCCGACAAAAATATTGTCTTGCGGATACGTGTCATTTTTAAGTAATAAACGTGGAGCAAAAGTTAGTCCGATAATGTCCACATCGAATTCAAAATTGCCTGAGAATGTTTCAAGATTTTCACTCACAATGATTGCATCTTTAACCGACAACACCCCTGCGCTGGAAGCTAAATGAAGATTGAATTCTACTACTCCATTGCCATCTATTCCTGCGTTAATTTGTCCAATAGTTAGCATTAATTTTGCATACCAAACACAATCGTCTGGCATTGTTATGTAGTTACCAAAATTGGTTAGCGTTATTGGTGTTGTGTCATTGGTGAAATCGCCACTACCCAAAAGTTGAATCATACCGCTTTGGTATTCACCCGCATACGTTCCACCACTACCAATTGTGACCTCTCGGTTAATTGTATTTGCTGAATCTCCAAGTACGGTAACACTACCTAATTCATCTTCTATATAGTTTCTATTGCCACTCACAAATGAGCCGTTGTTATTAGCACCCAAGTAACTTGTATCGCTGATTACAATAGACCTATCATTTCCTTCTTTCACAACTGAATTATTGACTTGTATCAATCCATTCTTTGAGTTGTTAACGTCTGATGTAGGTTTACTATAATCATCTAAAATAGAAGGTTGTTTTCCTCCTGAACCTCTACCATCTCGCAGGATAGCATAGCAATCATCATTCACCCAAAAGTAACCGTACTTATTACAACAGGCCTCAGTTGCAGCCGCAGGATCATCATTGCTATCCAAGAATGGCACGCTACCATCTACATTGATTGTAGGGCCTGGATGCAATAAACAATCGGGAGTTGCGCTTACCATTTTAATCAATCGCACCTTAACCGTGTCCTGCATACCTACAACATAGTCGCTAATTTCAAGGATGCGCCAATATGAATCTCTTATGAATATTTGGTCATTGAATTTGAACTGATAAATGTCGGCAAAGTCCAAAGCAAAAAACGCTTCAATAATTCGTGCATCAGGCGCATAAATATCAGCTATGTAATCGTTCCAATATCTTGCGTATAATGTTTGCCAAGGTGTTGAACCAATTGGATGCAATGGTATCTCCTGCCCAAAGTTCAAATCTTCATCTGAAATGGATGGAATGGCAGTAGTGTAATGGCTAAAAAGAGTCAATGTTTCGGATACTATTGTCTCTGCATCATTGTTGAATAAATTTATGACTATTGTACTATCGCATTCATATAATATCTTAACACCTGCATTGACATATTGACCAGTATTATTGATGAATTTCGGTATAGGGAATTCCGTTCCTTTGATTAGTGCCAAAGGTGTAGGACTGAACATCAACTCAGTCTTTTGTTCTTTGGTTGCAAAGTCGTTTTCTGGATCAATCAATAAGAGTCTACCATATACACGGTCACCTTGCGAGTTGTAAAGACTATTGATGTAGTCAGTTGATGCCTTGTAAGTCCAAGTATTTTGTTGTGATTGGTAGTCAGCAGTTGATGTGAGTGTGATGTCTTTGGATAAGTCTATTTTATTGCTCCAATCTTTGGTATTGCCTTGCGTTAAGTATTCTTGAATGGGTATAAATGTCAACAGTTTTGGGTTCACATCGTCAGCAATAACAACCAAATTGAACATCTTGAAAATAGATGAGATGAACTCATTGCATTTCATTATAGGCGCATTGGCCGCCCAATCAATTGGGTTACCAAAATATGGTTTAGTGATGGAGTTGGACTTGAATAAGGTATTGAACGAACCACCTGAATCGTTTCTTAAAGTGATTGTGCCACCCCAAGATAATATTGCAGAACTTCCAAATAATACATAAGGCTCAACTATTGCACCTTCGGGTATATAATTATCAGCTATGGTTGTTGCACTCCAAGATGAATATGCGCTCGCAATTTTGGGAGTGTTCAATTCATCCGTTCCAGCTTGTACATCATAAAAAGGAAATGGCGATGTATATGGATACAATTGTTTTTGTCCTGCATACGTGCGAACTAATCCAAATAATAATTGAAAACCAGTGGGTAAAGCTGTATCAATTTCCGCTACACAATTGCCTTGCAAAATATAACGTGCTGAAATAGGCGCAGTATACTCATTGCCAGTTACGTTATTGCCATAGTCAAAGACTTCAGTTATTGCCGAAAGTGGAGCACCATAAAAAGTTAACCCATTGTCCAAAGTAATTGCGCTAAAATCCCCACTCGTTATTGTATCTCCTTCGACACCGCCTTCCAATTTGAATTTAGCAGTCTCAGGATTTCCAACGGTTTGAATATATCCAGCTTCACCCGACCAAGGTACCCACATCTTATCGAGTTGCTCAACAAGTGTAGCACTATCGGTATCATTGAATTGAAAACCACTCAAAGAAAAAATCTTGTCAAAGATATAACGTGCTGACACCATTGGTGTGAGTTCACCAACCGCAGGAACGGTAGATTCATTTGTTGAATAGATTGAACGTGTACCAGTTTCGTTTATTTCACCTACCCAATTTTGTCCACGATCAGCAAAGCCAAGATAAACTTCATTTGATGCGTTTAATGTGGCTAAGTTATCATAGGTTAAAACTACATCGTAATCAATTTGTAATTCAGCACCAATGTAATTCTTAAAGTCTGCATCTCCAATGGTCTTAAAAAAGTCCACCACATTCCCGAAGAAAACTATTTCCAAATCACTCACCTCACCATTACTTGTATAGGCTGCCTTAAATTGTACATATCCCTCAATGATTGGAATGGTATCAACCGTTATTGATGCATTGATTTTGCGCTTGGGATTAAACCCACTAAACTGAAATGTATTTTCTTGAACAAACCCAAAAATCTTAGCGTTCGTCTCCGTGAATGGAATGCGAAAAGTCCTTGAATAGTTACCACGTGGAGTTAAATCTTTGATGTCATTAAATGAGTAGTTCAAAGAGATATTCTCATTTTCGTATAAGTCTACCAAATACGGAGTATTATCCGCTTGGGTGTATAGTATTAAAGCTGTTTCCATAATTAGCAACCGCTACCTGAATAAATGTTTATAGTAATTGTACCGTTGTAACCTGGGAAGGTCAATCCTGCCTTACCAATAATGCCATAGATACCAGTTCCACCGCTTAGATTGTACGGATTCCACACCAAATTATTGACCTGCGTAGTAATTAACGCTCCGTTTAGTTCCCAATCCCATCCGTTGTATGATGGCGCACTGCTAAACCTACCAAAAGAGAAATAGAATGAGCCACTCATTGCCACACTCAAAGTGATTTCCACACGGTAGGTTTGACCAGTGACCAATCCATTCAGATCGGATGGTTGACCATTCACGTTCCAAATCTTAGGTTGATATTTAGTACCTCCATTGATACCCCAATTTGTACCTTGGAATACAACTGGATATTCGTTTGGAGTTGGTGATACATTTGCCATACCATTTGCAGCAACAACCGCCACTGAGTCAACAATTGTGCAAGGGTCAGGGTCAGGTAGTGGATATTCATAAGATGTGATGTTAATGGTGTCGTATTCGTTCGCCAATTGAAGTCTCAAAGATTGGTTATATTTGCGACTATTCCTTTCACGACGCATCAAGTAGTTGGTATCTTCAACCACTACTGGTAAGATGTTATACCCATCCACGTTATCATCCACCATCCACACTGATTTTGAGTAGAACAAATCTCTCATCCATTTGTACTCCGATTCCGTTACCCAATCGCTTGTTAAGTTAATGAATGTCTTTGTGATGGGTTCACGCTCATTGAGTGACCTTGAATAATTTTTAGTATCAAATGGAGTATCAACATCCGCCGTATTATAGTTGCCCAAATAAGTCTTGTATCGTTTCTTTTCGACATCAATAGACCTTTCATTTTTCTTGATGAAAGAGTAGCTATCCCATCCACCCAATTGATTAAGCCAATACAAATGCACTGGATTGTGTTTGCAGTCCTCATCAATATAAAATCCGTACTTTGCAGTGACCTCATCTTCTGCTGCATCAATTCCGACAATAGTCCAAAAGGATGTGTCATCAGCTTGTGCTTGCGTTATGAATGAACCATCCACTAAATTCTTGAGACCTGCAGGAATGTGAATCAATCCACCCTCAATGAATTCCATCGGAATATCAAAGGTTATGATTTCGCTATATGCGTTGTCATATAGTACATATCTAAAATTGGCGATTGTGGTATACGGATAATTTTCATTTATGAATGTTCCATCATCCGCAATCCAACTAAGTATCTTGTATGCACTATCCTTAGCACCTGTAACATTCGACCTTGAAATGCGTTGCCAATTGATTACCTCCTCTTGCAATGTTGCAGGGATATTGATGCGTGACGCAATGGTCTCAGCATTAAAGCCTATGGTGTTATCATAGCATTGGCTAAGTGCGATTGGTTTGGTATCATTACTACCCATCACCAAAAAGTTACTTTTGCCCTTTCCGTATACACACATCAAATCGTAATCAATGCGCACTGAATCATCTTCTGTAAATACCCCACCAACATCATAACCCTCGTATAATTTCACTGTAAATTGATTAACCAAATTATCACTCATCAATAATGCATCGGATATTTGAAGAATGACATCGTCACTATTGGGTACAGTTACGCCAATCGTTACTAATTGATTGAAGATAGTTTTGGCATTGAACACTCCACTACCAACAGCATTGGGAGCAATATAAAATTTGTATTCATTGCCAGTGATATTATCTTCAATTCGCACCACATATTTGAACCCACTATTTGCGAACTCGGATGAAGTCATTGTGAATGAGACATCATTATTCGAGTAGCACATTCCAGTAAATTCATCTACTCCTTGTGCGGACAATCCCCTAACTGCTGTATTGTATGCCATTATATTTTTATTTTACCTTGTAAATTTTCTTCAATTGCTATTGTAATCTCGCCCTTTAAGGCTGCTAAAAATCTATCGTTAAAATCCACAACCGTCTCATTGACTGCATCTCTAAAATAGAATAGTGGTTTAATTCCCCTACGTGCTATTGACCTTGCTATCTTACTTGCCATCCAATCAGTAGCATCTTCCTTTGCTTTTGGAGTTGCGAACTTTTTGAACGATCCATTTGGCTCACGTGGTTGGATGCGTTTAATCTTCATCCAATTGCGAATCGCCTCCACATCAACTGACTTTTTTCTAAATGAAAATCGAGAGTTGTTATTTGACTGATAACCATTCACACCTTCCTCCACGAAAATGGAATATTCGGATGCAGTACCTTTCGCAAAGAAATCAATGCGCTTGTACTTATTGTCATATCGGTAAGTCAATGACTTGCGTAAGTTATCACTCGCCACTGCCCTGCGTTTCTTTCCGTTCACTGTGCGATATACCCCGAGATTTAACATAGCACGTTCAACCACCTCTTGGCCAAACTCCTTCATCAATTCATTGATTGGATTAGTAGCCATCTGTGAACGTTAAAAATGCTGTGTTACTATCTTCAATTAAAAGGTCAACAAAGGCATCAATACCTTTCTCAATTAGTGCGTTCCTGAATGGTGCGTAATCATCACTCCCATCGAATCCAAAAAATATATTGTATCCCAATACGTGAATCATTGTCACACCTTCGTGTTCTTTTATTGTATACCTCATATTTCTGCCGTTACTGATACTGCTACAATTGTCCCACTACTGGTAGCTGCGTTATTTACTATCTTGTATTCCAATATTCCTTGCGCTGCAACGCTTAATGAGCCTGCCGTATTTTGATAAACACCAGTCACACTACCTGCGGCAATGGTTAACGTATATGCAGTATCCACAAGGTTCAAACGCATAGTGAAAACAAGACTACCAGATGCAGGTTGAGTACCTACATATACCGACCAATTACGTAACGTGCAGGCCTCAGGCATTACAGTTCTAACTTGGAATGCTTGGGCTAATGTGGTTAACGCATTTTTGACAAAACCGCCATAACTCGTTACTCCACTGGCCACCGTACCACCGTTGTGATTGCCAAGTAAAAATGTTTTTGATACAGCAATTTTAGAATTGAAAGTTGACCAATCAGCCGAACTTAATAGACCTCTATTTGTAGCGGATGCAGTTGGTAAATTAAAGGTGTGAGATGTACCTACTGATGATATTGCAAAGTCAGTACCTGCGTTACCAGTCGCAAATGTTTGTGTTGCACCAGTTAATGAATTCAATGAAGTAATTCCACCGCCGCCACCGCCTGGTATTGTCTTCCAAGTATTGTCAGCAGCCAAGTAATCGGTAAAGGATGCAGGATCATTGGTAGTGTATTGCAGTTTCTTCATTATTCGCCTATGTAAGGAATTATGCAAGCGTTCCACTGATAATCCACGGTGATGTCTATGGACAATTGCACACCCGTCAACACGTGGCTAAACTCTTCAATAAAAGGTTGTGCGCTTATTGGCTTACCAAGTACAACCGACTCATCAAAGATGCTCCCATTTTCGAGCATTGCCACAAAGTCACCCGCCAACTGGATACACTCGCTCATTGATTGACGCTGATACTCTGTCTTTTCTTCTTTGTCACGTGGAAGGTCAGCGAAGTAGACATCAAAGGAATAAGTCAACGCACCTGAATCAAAGCTAAATGATGTTGGTGTGACGTGCATCCAAGGCCATTCACCTTCCTTCTCAAGGTCAGCTTGGGATATTTGTCCGTGTGTGAACCTTCTGATTAGTGCGTGACTATTGGCGAATTCCTCGAATTTACCAATTACTACGTTGTATGTATAAAGTGATGAATCGGTCATATTAGTTAGTAGCTTTAATGGTCGTTTTTAGACAGCAATTGTTTTTGAAAGTTGTAATAATCTATTCGGTATGATAGATGAGCAAAGATAGTTGACGCTTGAGTCTCTGTGATGGCATCGAACTTGGTCACATCTCTGTCGGCAAGTTCTTCAATTACGTGAAACCATCCATAGCGTTCCGCTAATTCGCTTGTTGCAACTCCTCCTCCATCATCGTCATCGCCTTCGTCAAGTTCGCTTGGATCTGTTGTTCTAAATACGAGAGGGAAGTGGTCACTAATTCGCTTTCGATAGTCGAAAAAAAAAGCAACGCACCATTTGCAATTGATAACGGCATAGACTCAAAGTCTTTCGCATTGGCTAAGTGGTCAGCAGTGTACTGCTCTATCTTGTACTTAGTTCCAATCTCGGATGAGATGGGGCGGTATAGAATTGAAAGTAACTTGGGTAGATTCTTTGGAAAGTCTTTGCAGTTCGTATCAAGGTCAAGCCATTCACCAAATGAGATTTTGTTAATGTCAGGAATGAATCCGTAACCATTCCACTTGTGCTGATGATTAGCCAATGGATTAGCAATGACCTCCCGAAAGGCTGTGATTGCTTTCTCCATATCTTCTGGAGTAAGCTGCCTCACGAAGTCTTTTGATTGTCCGATAATTGCGGACACTTGACCGATGTCGTTTCCTTCGTTATTCAGGAAGTCAACGTACTGCTTTACCGTGATGGTGTTATAGTCAAGGTTTACCTTAATCTTTTGCATTGTTCACCTCCTCCAATACTTTATTGATCCACTCATCAAATAGCTGTGATGCATCCACCTTTGAAAGTCGTTTGCGTTGCGCTGGTTCTTTCAACCACATACCAAAGAGAATGCACATAGTGTATGTGTGCTTGGCTGTTTCTTTTGCTTGTTCGTTATCCATCTATCTTTATTTGATTATCGTTTAATATTTCATAAAATTTGTCACGTAACTTATCCAGTGCGTCAAGTTGCTCACCTGAATAGTTCTCACTGTTGTACTTGATTTGTGACCTCATCAATTGATCAAAGTCCCAAAGTGCAATATACACCGCATTCAAGTTGGTGAACCGCTTATGCGCCTCAATGTCTGTTGGTTCGTCTAAATCAAATTCGATTATTGCTCTCATAACTTATCTGATATGATTATTTGTACTGGGTTGTCGGAATCTCCGACAATGGTATTGCGTGCCTGCTTTGGTTTGAAGTATTCCAAAGTCTTTAGGTAGAGTTCAGATGCTATCATTTTATCTTCATCGTTACGACTTGCCCATAGCTTATCTAAGAACGCATTGAATTGCTCCGCTTGTTGACCAGTGATTGATTCACCGAGTGCCTCCCATTGCTTTGTTTTTTCACCTTTTGCACCTACTGGTTTTCCGTTTGGGTTTCCCGATTTTCCTTTTTCAAATGGCATAATGTTGTAAGCTATTGATAATTACAATGTTACTAAAATATCTTTCAAGTTAGGCCTCGAATAGTTTTCACCTTTCATTACCTTTCCATCTTCACGATAGATAGGTTGACCATTGGCATCCAGCTTACTCATATTGGAACGATGCACCTCATCGAATAAAGCCTCAAGTTTATCTTCAATTTGCAAGTTAATGGCATAGCCAATGAGTAAGTACATTTGGTCAATTATCGCATCTGTAATCTCAACGTGATTGTTTGCTACTTGCATTTCATTGAATTCTTCGTAAACCAAATCGTGATGAAGTTCGTGATTACAATCGTAAATGCTCATTGATAGGTTAAATGCCTTTCTAAATTCACGTACTTGGTCTATTTGTCTTTTCATTTTAATACCTTTTTAATAATTTGCCATTTGGTTTCAAACGTTATCTTTTCAAATTTACGACTAATAAAATTGAATTTCCAAACCTCTCGCACCTGATTCCATCTCTTGTATTCACATATCCTGCACACCTTCACTCTACCTTTGTCGCTTTCACGCTGGTATCTCATTCCATCTTTACCAAATAGGAATAAAGGTAACCGCCATTCACACCTGAAGCATTTCTTCACAGTTCCAATTTAGTCTTAAAGTGGTTTATTAGTTGCTCCATCTTATGGTCATAATACTTAGTAAAGGTAAGGAATCCTTCTTTATCTTGCTCATATAATTTGTAAAGGACATTGCGTAACCTTTGACCATTCGATTTCTTTTCAATCTCAAAGTCGGCCTTTAAGTCATTAAGAATGTCCCTTTCATTAGTAGCAAATTCCTCTTCTTTTAGAGCGCAATAGACGAATGAATTTTGGAGAGAGAATATTTGCCCAGCTTGGTCAGGTGTTAGTTCATTAGTGCCAATGACAATGGCAGTAGTCCTATCCTTACGACTTTTTATAGATTCAATTTGAGCAGGTAGTATAATCATATATAATAACAAATATAAGTAATATTATTTAATCTAGAGAATAGATCCTGAACCAAAAGGGAATGAGAATATCCTACTGACTTTCACCTCAGTGGTCATTCCCCTTTGATGATTAAGATTCAATCTGTCGAATGAGTCCCTCACCTTCAAGTTTCAAAGTGTCACCGTTGACCTTTGACCTGGACACTACTTTAACACGATTCTCGGCTCGTGTGATGGTCTTGCGGCTTTGTCCTTAATGCTACCGCTGCGCTGTGCCATCATCCCCTTGTAACGCATTCTTTCCTTTACCAAGCGTATTCGCACCGCCATAAAAGAAAGTCCCCCAATCATTATAACTGTTCAGGGTTAAAATGAAAGGGGGAATAATTGTAACTCCTGAACGCTACAAAGATAGTAATTCAGTTGAATGGTTGTCTGTTAATTACTCATTACTTTTGAACAATTCCACAATGGTCATTGCCAACACAACTGGCCAACAAAATGCGGTGAATACCATACCAATAAGATTCTCAAGAGAAAAAGGTAGCGTTCGCCTTAGGATCATCAAGGTCATTAACCCAATAAGTAATAAGGCGGTCAGTATATAGAACGTAAAACAAAAATGAAGCAGACTCATCATATTGCTGATTTTCTTGATTTTCTTCCACGTTTCTTAGGTGTTGTGGTTTGTTCTTCACTAAGTAGCACCTCCTCAGTTTTTAGTTGATTGTTCAGGTCGTCAATCATTTTGTTAACGCAAGGCACACAACTGCTCACCTTGCCCTTGCTACCTTTCATTAACTCATCGAATTCGGCTAACAACTTGCGCTGCGAATCGCTAAGCACATTGGTTGCCTTAACTGATTGCACAAGTTCTTTTGCTTGCGCTTTCTTTTCGCTATCCACCACAACTGGCCATCTTCCACCTGGGCAATCTTGGAAGGTCATCTTTGTCTTAAGGTCTAAGAAACACCCGCAGGGCTTAAAGGTCACACCATCAAGTGTTATAGGTGTAGCAAATGGGTTCAGCTTGTTGAGTGGTGTGCCACACGTTCGGGTTGTGGAATTGTATACCGGACACTCACGACAAATAGCCATCCGCATATTGGCCATTTCAATGATTTTATTCATATCACTATTGCTTTTTTAATTTCGTTCTTAGCGTATTTCACGGCGTTATAAAGGACTTTCTTTGGTATGCCTGTATCAATGCTCAGGTCATTGTATGAAAAGTCGTTTAATGCGTACAAATAAAAGACCTCACGCTCAAAGAAAGGAAGGCGTGAAATCAAGATATCAAGCTGCTCATTGGTGATCCTATCTCCCAACCACACGGTGACACTCTCATAATCTCGAAGTTGACTTTCAGTAGGCTCATCGCTCATCTGATTGAACTTGCGAATAGTGTTGTGATAATGGGAACGATTAGACCAGTGCGCAATCTTTAATGCGTGGTTAATGTAATGCTCACTATTGCGAATCTCATTGCCATTTTCAAAAATGCATAAAAGAGTATCGTGCAGAAGGTCGTCCGCTTCGTAAACGTTTCCGCTACAAAGATTGATGGCTAACCGCCTATGTTGGTCATATTGCGTTTTGGAAATATGCATCTATCAATTTAATGGCATCTTCACTGCCTTTAACATAAGTAGCATAATACCCACGTTTGTTCAATTGCTTTATCCATTCCTTCTGTTCCTTTGACACAACTCCTTTGTCAGTCTTGACCTCTATAAATAATCCGTGATACTTTTCGTTTGGCTCGCAAATTTGAAGGTCTGGAAATCCTTTAACATAGCCAGTCATCTTCATCTTGATGGCCTGCTTCATACTGGTAAACATTCCTCCTGCGGATGCGCAATAAAGTGCGTTTGGGTATTGCATTTTGATATATTGAACAATTGCAACCTGCAC